GCGCCTGCTTGACCAGGTCGGCAACCGTGTCGGCGCTGTACGAGGCCATGCAGGCGCTGGCCTTGGTGATGGTGTCGCGGGCGCAGAGGCGCGCGGCGGCGTTGTGGATGCGGTGGCAGGGGTGGCAGGCGACGGGCGCCTCGAGCGAGCAGGTGTTGACCCAGTCGCGCGTCAGATTTTCGACGCTCGAGTGCGAGAGCATGATGATTTTCGGCATCGGCTCCATGGCGACCGCGTTGGCGAAAACGCTTTCAGTCGCCACGACGAAATCGGCGTGCAAGGCCATGGTCATCGCCAGACGCAGTGACCACTCCTGACCGACGACAATGCCATACTCCTCCCCACTGCGCTCGACGTGATCGATGTCGGGCATGGTCTTGATGTCGCCGAGCAGCAGGGTGTAGATCCCGGCATCCGCCATCAAGCCCATGAAGGCCTCGGCGTGCGGCCAGGCCTTGAACGCCCCGGAGCCGCTCGGCGCCAGGAAGACCAGTGGGCCAGGCAGGAGCGCGCGCATGGCTTTCGCCCAGGCGTGCTCAGCGGCCGTCGGGTAAAACTTCTGTCGGCTGGGGGCGCCGGCAGGAAGTTGAGCATAGGCGTGCACCATGTCCACGTAGTTGTGGTTCATCAGCTGGTGGCGGACGTCATGCGGCAAGTAAAATTCGTGGACGGACTGGTGCGGCAGCAGGCGCTGTTCGACGCTGCCGTGCAGATTGACCCAGCGATCGAATTGCGTTGCCTGGCGCGTCCAGAATTCGATGCTTTCCTCGTCGGTGAGGATGCCGGATGGGATGATCTTGATGTCGGCGATGTGCGGGTCGTGGCGCAGCACTTCCTCGCCGTTTTCGGCGCAATACAGGGTCACGGCGTAGCCGGCGTCGTGCAGGTGCGCCGCGGCGCTTGCCGCCCAGAGGGCGTCTCCATTGCCGCCCATGCGCACGATGCCGGCGCGCTTTTCCTGGCGCGGCGCTTTCCACGGCTCCGACTGGCCAGTTCCGGAAGGCATTTTGCGGAAAACCAACAGGAAACTGTACTCGTTTGTCTCGGAGCGCGTTTGCGACTCCACCAAGGCCCAGTCGCAGAAGGCGAGGCGGAAGAAGTCGACGATCAGGTCGGGCTCGAAGTCGTGTTTGTGGTCCGGGTTGGCGCCCGGCTCGCCGATGCGCGGATACAGGTCGGCGTGCGGCAGATACAGGATCAGGTGGCCGCCAGTCTTGAGCACGCGCCACCACTCGCGCAGCGCGCCGTGCCAGTCCTCGATGTGCTCGAGCAGGTGCGACGAGAAGACGCTTTCCGCCGAGGCATCGGTGAAGATTCCCAGCTTGGCGGCGTCGTGGACCATCAAATCCGGGCGCATGACGGTGCCGAACAAGCCGGTGTCCTTGCCGCTGTCGATGCCGATGAGATGCGGCCAGACCTTGACGGCGCCACAGCCGATGTCCAGACCGCCGCGCGCGAGGTAAGGCAGCACCTCGTAGCGGATTTTCTCGGCTTCGTTTCCTTGCGAGGTTCGTGGATCCCAGACCATTCACGTCCTTGAGTGAGCCCGCGCCAGGGGTGGCGCGGGCGGGTTGTGGTTGAGGTTATCCGGCGAGCAGGTCGTCGATCTTCGCGAAGGCGGAGGGCTGGCGAACGCCGGAATCGCCAAAATGATTGAGGGTGATCCGCACCTGGCCGGTGGCGTCGAGGCTGTAGGGGTTGACGGTGATATCGGGCGCGCCAAATAGGCCGATGACCGCCATTGACCAGTCGGACCCGAAGATTGCCGACGAGCAAACGGTAGTCGACGTGCCTTTGGTCAGGTTTGATGGCACGTTATTGCTGACCGCGGCGCGATAGCCATTGAGCGGGAAAGCGCCGTTCTGCCAGATCATCGGGAGGCTCGCGCCTAACTGCGTCTGCTTGGCCTTGCCGCGAGTCTTGGTGTTGATCAGGTAGCCAGCGAGCGTGTCCGGCTCGGCGTTGGCGTTGGCGCAGGCGCTTTCCAGGTCCACAAAGTGCGACCAGGCCGGCGCCAGGCCGTTGGCACCGCCGACGACCGTACCGATACCGGTGGTGTTGCGGATGCCGGTGTACTGGGGAGCGGTGCCGTTGCCGTTGATCGCCAAGCTTTCGATGAGAACCGCCGCGCCCATCACCAGGTCATCGCGGATCATGTTTTCGAGCGGGATCGCCGACTGGATGATGGCCTGCTTCGACACCTCGACATAGGCCGACATGCGCTTCGGGCTGAGGGTGACTTTGGCGGTTGCCGGCGCGGTTTCCGACGCCGAGCCGACTTCCGTCACTGTCCCGATGGTGCTGGCCGTGCTCTTGCGCGGCAGGTCGATACTCGCCGTCAGGCCGGTCAGCACGCGAACACCGAGCTGACCAAGCACCATCTTATTGCGCAGCACGTCCACAAAAAGGTCGGTGCGCAGATCGGTCGGAACAAGGTTGCCGGCCTCCGTCGCGGTGCCGACGTTGAAGTCGCGGAAGGCTTCCGACGGGATGTAGAAGCCCTCTGGGCTGCGGCCCATGATTTTGGCAACGGCTTCCGAGCACTCGCGCTCGAATCCGGCTTGCGACCAGTCGCCGACGGTGGCGGCGCGAAGCGCGGCGCCCAGGCTGTAGCGGCGGATTTCCCTCGTCGTAAGACCGATCTGGATCTGGCTGGTGTCAGTGTGCTTGGTCTGGATGCGCTCGATGATGTAGTCCTTGAACGCGTCGACGGATCGGCCGTTGCGGATGGCGTCAGCGAGGTCGTTGGGGCCAAGGTATTTGGCATATTGCTGGCCGAGGGTCTGCAGAGCATCGCGGCGCTCGATTTCGAGCTCGGCGGGGGATTTGGTTTCCATGGTTTTCTTCTCCACAAGGATTTTTGGTGCGGCAATGGGGGAGGGTTTTGAAGGTTGCTCCTGGTCAACGGCGGCCGGCTGAGGGATGGTCTCGACGCCAGTCGAGCGGCCGATTCCGACGGATGGGTCTGCCGGGATGGGAACGATGGACGCTTCGAATGGCGTCCATCGCGTGACCAGGAAAGTGGGCGGCGCTTCCCCATTGGCGCGAGCGGCTGCCTGGCCGTGCCGCGCAAAGGTGTCGCCATGGCGGTCGCGCATTTCGCGCTGAAACTGGTCGCCGGTGAAGGTGCGCACGGGTGACCACTTGGTAAGGTCGCCGATGTCCTCGGGATCAGGCGGCGGCGCTATCTCGGCAATCTCGTCGATGAGGTAGCCCACCGATACGAGCTGCCGAATACCGTCCATGACATCGACGTAAATTTCCTCGGCGTCCTTCGAGCGCGAAAACCGCGCCCGGCAGCGCAGAATCTTGTCATCGCCGACGGTCGGATCGAACAGCACCCCGATTTGCTTGTCAGCCCAGTGGTTGAGCAGCAGGGGATGGTCGTTTCCAGACAGCCGCGATAAATCGATGGCGCTGACGTCATGCGACAGAATCTCGATGCCGAACCAACGCTCGTACGGCTGCTCGCTCGAAATCGCGAGGTCGATCGTGCGATCGTCGCCGGCCGCCCGAGTGGCGGAGATTTTTACGGTGCGAGTGAATGGCGTCATGGATCAGAACTCGAAAGTGGGCCCAGAATGCGCGAACTCGTGCGGGCTGTTAAGGCAAAAAATGGCACTCTCACGCTCCGGACGACGCGCCTGAGGGAGCGGTCGACATCGGCTTGACGGGCGGCGGCACCACCGGTAGGCCCGCAGACTTGATGGCCTCCGATTCAAGGGCGAGCTCTTCGAGGATGTCGTCAAACTCCTCTCCCCGCTCGGCGGCGAGGCGCGTGCGGCTGGTAAGCAGGCTGGAAAGCATAGAAGCGTCGGCCTCTACTTCCTTGAGCGGATCGACCCACGACCAGCGGCGGCCCTGAAAGCGGGCGGCGCGCGTGAACTTTTCGAGCTTGTCTGCCGGCAAAGCGCTTCCGCTGTCGAAGGTGATGCTCCCGGCGAGCAGTGACAGGGCCAGCCACTCCTCGTAAATGGGCGTCGCGAAGGTGCCGATGAGCCAGTCCTGCAGGATCATCCACATCTCGCGCTCGCTCAATTCTGCGATGCGCGCCGACGAGTAGTTGACGTCGGTCATGTCGCCGGTGAGGTTGTGCGCGGCGACGTCCAGTCCGGCGGCGAGGCCGCGCAGGCAGGTTTTCAAAAAAGACTCGAAATTGGCGTGCGGATACTCGGGGTTCCATGAGCTAAGCTTGTAGCCTGGCGGAAGCTCGAATAACTCACCAGCTTCGACTTTCATCTGGTGGAGCCCGCCGGCTGTGCCGTCGGCCATCATGGCGGCGGCGTCCGGTGCTTCTTCGGCGCGCTCGAGGGCGGCGATCTTGCTCGCGCCGACCTGCGCGGCAACGACGGCGGCTTCCTCGAACTTGTGGATCATGCTGCCGCGCAGGATCACGGCGTGGAACCAACTGATTCCGCGCACCTGCTCGGCCCGATCCGGAACGAACAGGTGCAGGATGTCTGAGGCCGGGATGCGCTCAACGTCTTGCGTCATGGTGCTCCACGATTCCCCAGGATGCGCGGTGCGCACGTGATACGCGACGGGGCGCAGCGAGGAATCGACTTCGACGCCCTGGCGGATCCTGTTGCCATTCGTCAGGCGCCCGTTGAGCGTTTCGTCAAGCCGATCGGCCTCGAGGAGCTGCAGGCCCAGGCCGTAGGGAAGGCTTCGTCGGCGGACGATGCGCACCAGAGCCTCGCCGTCGCGGGCGACGCCACGCACGATAGTGCGCATCAGGGAGTAGAGGTTCGGGTGACGGCCGGAGATGTCGGCGGTTCGACCCCAGCGCTCCCAGTGCGATTCGATGGCGTCGTTGGCGGTCTTGTCCAGCGTTCCCGGCTTTTTCGGATCGCGCTGATCGCGCATGGCGCGCACCTGCAGCTTGGGGTTTTGGCGGCCGACGACGTTGATCGCGACCATCCCAAGGAACCGCTTCCCATGCTCGTTGTTGGCGGCAAGCGAGCGGGCGCGGGCGCGCAGGACGGGCAACGCCAGGTCGAGATCGGCATTCACGGATCCCGACCAGGTGGCGAGGCTGGACGTGAGCCGCCCGACCGCGCCGCCGGCAAATCCGGCTACTTGACCTGTGCCGTAGGTGGCGGCAAAGTGGTCTTCGCGCTTGCCGGTGAGCGCGAGCCAGGCGCCGCGCAGGCGGGCCGTGAATGGCAGGCGCTTGGTCATACGCGAAACTGGATCCGATTGGGCTTGGCGAGGCCAGCCGAGAGGCGGACAGCGGCCTCTTCATTGTCGACTTCGACCTTGTAATACTGACGTAACCGGAGCAGCTCAGCGATGGGAATGTAGCGCATCTGCCGGCCGGCGATCTCGTAGGACTCGACGCCTGGGTTGCGCCTCTCGATCCATGACTCGATCGCGCACAGCGTCCTGCGGGCGTGACTGCGACCGTCCAGAGAGGTGGCGGCGACGCCTGACCGGTAGTCTGAATCGAGGGTGGTGTATCCGGCGCCGATGGTGTATTTCTCGGCGTCTCCACCTTCGACCCAGGCCTGCCAGGACCAGTCTCCTGGGGCGTAGCCGGCGCTGGTAGCGGCCGGAACGGTGACGGCGTGATCGGGCCCGGACGCGGCGGAGATGATTTCGAATCCGACGGCGGTCGGGTGCTTGAATCGGTACTTGAGCACCCAGTCGCCAGCCGGGTAGTCGGCTAGCGTGCGCTTCCACTTCCATGTGTCTCCGACGCGCAGTCGGCTCGGTTCCGTGGTGGCTATTTCATTCATTGGCATCTTAGGCGGTGACGACCGGGAGCAGTCCGGCAAGCACCAGCTTGCGGTTGCTGGGCGTCAGAGTGATGAGGCAGCGGAGCTTGTAGGTCGACCCGTCGAGGCCGCCGACGACGGTTTGCATGACGAGACTGCCGGAGACAAGAGGCGCACCAGAGAGGATCGCTGAAGGCGAGGTGTCCGATCCGCCGGTGGCCGAAGCGGTGACGGATGGCGTTCCTGTGATGGTCTCGCCACCGATGATGCCGGCCGAAAAGTCGAACGTGACGGCGATCTGCTCGGCGGGGTCTTTCGCCGAGAGCATCTGCGTGGTCATCGGATGACGATCCGCCAGTCGGCGGAGGCGGCGTATAGGATGGTGCTCGGCGTGGCCATGATCAGGGTATAGCGCGGGTCGGCGATCGGCACCGACGAACGCCCGCCGTCGTAGGTGTCGAGGGCGTTGTCGTAGATGTCGGCGGGGTCGTCGTAGGCGACGCTGGACATGGGATTCCGGTCTGTAACGGGAATAGGTTAGAGCAGCTTCGCCATGTTCGTCGCGTGGCCGGTATTGAGCAGAGCGACCAGCGCATTTGCCGTGTCGAAAACGACGGCACCGACCATGGCTTTCTGAATGCCTTCGTTGGCGCCCTCGCCTGTTGGCAAGGTGGTGCCGTAGTCAAGGGCGTTCCACTCGCGTTGCGCCGCAGCGAGATCGTTGATTCCCTCCCAGATCTTGCGATTGGCGGCGCGCGCTCCGCTGATGTAGTCCTGCTGCCGAGTACCCATTGTCATACTCCAAAAAATCGATTAAGTGAGCAAGCCAAGACCTTGCAGCTTGTTTTCGAGCTGCGCCACACGATCCTGAAGATTTTTGATGACAGACAGCACGGTGCGGGCCTCATCGCCGGAGGCGAAGCCCCATGGCGATGTCTGCGTTACGTCGGAAATTGCATAGTCCGGCGTACCTGGCGCGGTGTAGGTCAGCGTGGTCAACTGCGTGGTCAACGCGGTCGGCTTGACCACGGCCGTGGCACCGAAAAACCCGAGGCGGGGGACGCTGCCATCGGCTTCGATACGAAGACCTTCGCGCGCGGCCGTATCCCAGGCGGATAGCGCCAGGCGAGTCTTGCGCACGGCATGCGTAGCGTCGGTCC